TGATCCATTCACTCGTGCCCAGTTTAAGAGCCTAGTTGAACCATTCTTGCGTGATGTCCAAGGTCGTCGTGGTATTACAGACTTCGTGGTCAAGTGCGATGAGTCTAACAACACTGGTCAAGTTATAGACGCAAACGAATTTGTTGCGGACATTTTTGTTAAGCCAAATCGTTCTATCAACTTTATCACTCTCAACTTTGTTGCTGCTCGCTCTGGAATTAACTTCAGCGAAGTCGGTGCGTAATTCAGAATAAATAAAGAAAAGAACAAAGGAGAATTAAATGGCAAATATTGCTGATTTCAAATCACAGATGATCGGGGGCGGTGCTCGTCCCAATCAGTTTAGAGTTGAATTATCTTTTCCATCATTTGTTACACTTGGTCCAGTAGCTGGTCAGCGTGCACAGTTTTTGTGTAAGGCTGCTCAGTTACCTGCTTCTACTTTAGAGAACATCTCTGTTCTCTTCAAAGGTCGCCCAGTTAACTTTGCTGGTGAGCGTACATTCCAACCATGGACTGTAACAATTTACAACGATACTACTTTCGGTATTCGTAATGCACTAGAACAGTGGCAATCTGGTATCCAGAATTATGACACTACTCTTGGTCGCACAAACCCAACAGACTATCAAGTTGATATGCAAGTGCATCAATTAGATCGTTCTGGTTCTATCATCAAGACTTATAAGTTTGTTGATGCTTATCCTACTAACATTTCTGCTATTGGTTTAGATTACGAACAGCAAAATGCTATTGAACAGTTTGATGTAGAGTTCCAATACAACTTCTTTACATCTGCTACAGGTGCATCTGGTGGCTTTGGAGTTAATGTTTCTATCGACACACCAGTTGGATCTATTCCTCTATAATTTAACCGAAGGTTTATATAATGCAATTTTTTGGCTTCGAGATAAGTCGTAAAAAAGAGAAAGAACTTGGAAGTGTAGTACCTCCGAGTCCTCAAGATGGCGCAACCGTAATAAATACTGGCGTAAATGCTGGTGGTTATTACGGTATGGTCATGGATCTGGATGGGGTCGTTAAGAATGAAAATGATCTTATTCGTCGTTATCGTGAAGTTGCTTCATACAGCGACTGCGATATGGCGATTGAAGATATTATTAATGAAGCAATTGTTACTGATGAACACAAACCATCAGTAGAGATCAACTTAGATGATCTAACTGTTTCAGAAAGTATTAAGAAAAAAATTCGTGAAGAGTTTAGGAATATTTTACGTGTTCTAAAATTTGAAGATTGTGGTCATGACACTTTTAGAACTTGGTATATTGATGGTCGTTTATACTATCATATCTTAATAGATGAGAAGAATTTAAAACAAGGTATTGTTGAATTACGTTACATTGATCCTCGCAAAATTCGTCGTATCAAAAACGTAGTTAAAGAAAAAACACCACAAGGTGTTGAAGTTATAAAGAACATCGAAGAATACTATCTTTATAACGACAAGGGTATTACTGAAAGTACTACTCAGGGTATTAAGTTATCCTTAGATTCAGTAGTCTATGTACCATCAGGTTACTTAGATTCAAATACTGGAATGATGATGTCTTATTTACATAAGGCAATCAAACCAGTAAATCAGTTAAAGATGATTGAGGATTCTCTAGTCATCTATCGTATTAGTCGTGCACCTGAACGCAGAATTTTTTACATTGATGTAGGTAACTTACCTAAAGTAAAAGCTGAACAATATGTTCAGGACATCATGAATAAATTCCGTAACAAGATTGTGTATGATGCCACTACTGGCGAAACTCGTGATGATAGAAAACATCTTTCAATGATGGAAGATTTCTGGATGCCTCGTCGTGAAGGTGGTAAGGGTACTGAAATTACTACACTTCCAGGTGGTCAGAATCTTGGTGAGATTCAAGACATTGAGTATTTCCAAAATAAATTATTCCATGCTTTAAATGTTCCAATTGGTCGTTTACAGGAACAAGCAGGATTTAGTATTGGACGAGCAACTGAGATCTCTCGTGACGAGATTAAGTTTCATAAATTTGTTGGTCGTCTTCGTAAGAAGTTTTCTAATATATTTACTGATGCATTATATGTTCAGTTAGTAGCTAAAAATATTATTCGTCCCGATGAATGGGAAGATTTAAAACATGAAATTAGATATGACTACATCGAAGACAATCATTATTCTGAATTAAAAGATAATGAAATTCTTAATGCTAGACTCGCCACTCTACAATTAGTAGAACCATACATCGGTAAGTTTTATTCTATGGACTGGATTCGTAAAAATATTCTTCAGATGAATGAACAAGAAATGGAAGAGATGAGCAAACAGATGGAATCAGATGGTGAGATTCAGATGCAGCATGCTGAGATGGATGGAACTGTTGCAGCTGCGGCACAAGCAGCACAGCAGAACTTTTTACAGGCAAATGCACCACAAGCAGATGAAGCACCAACTGACCAAGGTAAACAAGATAATCAAGGAGTGAATAAATGAGTGAAACAGTGAAAAATTTAGTAGATGCGATTCAAGCCAAAGATGCAATTGGAACAGAGGCTGCATTTCAAGCAGCAATGGCAGAAAAGATTTCTGCTAGATTAGACAGTATGCGTCAAGACGTTGCACAGAGTATGTTTAAAACTCAAGAGGTAGAAGTATCTACTGAAGAGCCAAACGCAGAAACAGAAGTAGAATAATGCGTTACTACCAATTAACAAAATCTTTAAAGAGATCTGATGTTGTCGAAAGCATCAGATCTTACTCACATCTGATTGAAAGAACATCAGAAAATAAGATTTTGATTAATGGCGTAGAGTCAAAGTATAAAAGTTTGGAAGAAGCAAAAGATTTTATCAAACAAGAATATATCTCGCAAAAATTAGAAGAACAAGTATCAAAAGAATCATACGACGAATTATCAGACGAAAAAGTCGCTAGTATTATCAAAGAATACCATGATGTAAAAGTTACAGATACGTTAATAGAAACATATATTAAACTTGCTTCTTCCAACATTTTTAACGTAGACCCTGTTGTTCAGAATATTCGTTCTTTGAATAAACTTGACAGAATCGTTGAAGGTAAATTACACTACGTGCTTGCTGATGAAACTATTGTTGCAATTAATCAGCAAACGCAAGATCACCTAAATAAGTTATTAGGTAATCAACCAGAGATTATCGAGTACATGAGAGAGTCAAAAGAGAACTTCTGTCATGTGCTTGAACAAATAGAGGAATAACAAATGGCTGTCACCAAGACTATTTTAAAGAACACTAATTTAGAGACTGTTGTCAAAATTAGTGGTACTGCAGCATCTGCTACTATTAGTTTAGCAACTGATTGTTTAGCATCTACACAAGCACTTTCTGGTGGAACACAGACTGTTGACATCATTACTTCTCAAGTAACTGGTCTATTAAATTCTAGTATTACTGTTGTAAGAAACTCACTTCCTGTGTTAGCATTTGCACCAGAACACAATGGTTTGTTTAACTTTGAAGGTAATGGGTACAGAGATACTGTTGGAAATACATCTGATATCGTAGTAACAATCGGAGGTGCAGAAGCCCACATTTATCTCACACTTCGTAAAGTTGGTGGATATGCTACTAAAGTTGAAGAAGCTACTTACGGTGCTTACGAAGATGTTACTCGTGTTGGTGCTTCTACCACAGCAAGTGGTTCTCCAGATAAGGTCTAACTATGAAACTAATTAGAGAAGAAGTTCAAGACACTAAATTTATCGTTGAAGATAAAGGTCTTGGTAAACCAAAACAATACTTCATTGAAGGTATCTTCCTTCAATCAGAACTAGTAAATCGTAATGGTCGTATGTACAAAGAAGGTACAATGGACAAAGAAGTTGGTCGCTATCTTAAAGAAGCCGTTGAAATGAATCGTGCTTATGGCGAACTTGGTCATCCAGATGGTCCAGGTATTAACCTTGATCGTGTATCACACATGATCACTTCACTACGTAAAGAAGGCACAAACTATATTGGTCGTGCTAAGATTTTAGAAACTCCAATGGGTAATATTGCACGTGGTCTATTAGATGGCGGTGCAAATCTTGGAGTATCAAGTAGAGCAATGGGTTCTCTCAAACAAAACAATGAGGGGGTTCAGGTAGTTCAAGATGACTTTATGTTGTCTACAGCTGCAGACATTGTAGCTGATCCATCTGCTCCTGACGCATACGTCAGAGGCATCATGGAGAACAAAGAGTGGATATTTGTCGATGGAAAGTTTGTGGAACAACATATTGAAGAGGTTAAATCCTTTATTAAAAAGACTTCTTCTAGAAATCTAGAGGAAGCAAAGGTGCAGGCTTTCCAACGCTTTCTGAGTAAAATCAGATAAATAATAAATAAATAACAGAACTATCCAGTTAGGAGAACATAGATGTCAATCGAACAAAAAATCGCTGAAATTTTAGCTGAGTCTAAGAAACAGAAATTAGACGAAGCCAAGTTTGCAGGTACTGAAGGTGGCAGCAAATCCACTAAAGAAAATGCTGAAGCTGGCGACCAAGCTGTAATTCGTACAGGTAACCCAGTTCCAAATGGTGGTGAAACACCAAACCCAGATAATGCACGCAATAACGTGGACAATGAAAAAGAAGCTGAGGGTGGTACTTCTAAAAAGTCTAACCCAGCTAACAGCAGCGCAGAAGCTGGCGACCAAGCTGTTATCCGCAAAGGTGATGCTATCAAAGGTATGAAAGAAGATCTAGACGCTATGTTTGGCGCTGATGATCTGTCTGAAGAATTCAAGACTAAAGCTGCTACGATTTTCGAAG